GGACCTAGAGCGGTCCCTTATCTACCTAGATTAATACCAAGTTAATTGTATCGCTAGCTCAATTGGCAGAGTTCTGGTCTCCAAAACCAGCGGTTCGGGGTTCGAATCCCTGGCGGTACGCCAAACGTTGTTGTAAAAATACAACAGAAAAAAGGTTGACATTTGCTTGATCAATCTGTATAATTGTCTTTAATGAATTAGATGTAAGAGTGGCTGAGTGGTCAAAGGCACCGGATTGCAAATCCGTTAAATCGTCGGTTCGACTCCGACCTCTTACTCCAAGTTTTCATCGGAAAATGGCTGTGACTACTATAACCAGCCCAGTGTTCTTGAAAGACGCAATTCTAGACAAGTCCTAAAGAGCAAACGGTAGCAGGGAGATTGCTATCCATAACGATGAGCCTTACGTTCCGGGTGTCTCCGGATAGTGTGACCCGCACGATGAGAAGTACTGTGACAAGTACGGGTGGTAGTCTTTAAACCGAAAGGCCGCTGGCAGTGCGAGAACGGTCCCTGTCGGGAAGCGGGTGGAAGGTACGTGTGATGCATAGAATCGCTAACCTTAGTTGAGTTAGATTCCGGATTAATCTATGTTGATGTACTACAATTACCGCCGGGGGACGCAGAGCATTTTAAAGTATATTAAGGGTTACCTGATCCGTTAGGTACTTAGTGCGAGGACAGTGGGGCCGCCCACGCTCAATCTAAGTATATGAAGCGTATGAGTACAACGTACCGAACGTGACGGGCAGTTAGGCAGTAATGACGAAACTGAAAATATGAGAGACGGTCTCATATAGCAAGTCTAGTTCCCTTAGTGTATTTTAAAATGCTAAATCAAATATTTGGAGAGTTGGCAGAGCGGTTGATTGCACCAGACTGTAAATCTGGCTCCTAAAGACACGGTGGTTCGAATCCATCACTCTCCACCAAATATCGCCTCAATAGCTCAGTTGGTTAGAGCATCGTCTTGATAAGGCGGGGGTCCATAGTTCGAATCTATGTTGAGGCACCAATCAATGGCAGTGTAGCATAGCGGCTAATGCACTTCCTTCATACGGAATAGATCGTGTGTTCGAATCACACCACTGCTACCAAGTTCATTATAATGGTGGGTATAGCCAAGTGGTGAAGGCCCCGGGTTGTGATTCCGGTATTCGTGAGTTCGATTCTCACTACCTACCCCAGTCAATTAAGCAGTACCGTCTGCTGAACCAATGTTAGATAGAGATTTAGTTCTTTGAGTCGGCATTGAAAACAAAACGGACAGTTTTGGAGACGTGGCCGAGTGGCCTAAGGCAGCAGGTTGCTAACCTGTCGAGTCACGCAAGTGGCTCCGTGAGTTCGAATCTCACCGTCTCCGCCAGACCCCGTTTTACACTTTTGCGTTATATAAAGTGGGCAATTGTCGTAGCCATACGGACACGGTAAGATTGTTATTGACCGCAAGGCCCGTTATATGGGCGACTTGAGACACACAATCGGGCAGAAGCAAAACTGACCTAGATGCAAATATTGACGGACAGGGTAACTACTCAGTTTGGGGCGGAACAGGGAACCGTAGCCAGACACTTTAGAATTCATTGCGCCCTTAGTTCAGTTGGATCAGAATGCAACGCTACGAACGTTGAGGTCGGAGGTTCGAATCCTTCAGGGCGTGCCAAGCCATAGTAGCTCAGTTGGTAGAGCAACGGATTGAAAATCCGTGTGTCGTTGGTTCGATTCCAACCTTTGGCACCATAATATAGTCCAGTTAGTTCAGCGGTAGAACGCTACATTGACATTGTAGAGGTCAGTGGTTCGATCCCACTACCGGACACCAAAGATTTTAATTTAAAGGAGCATAACATGCCTGGTGTGTTTTTAGTTAGCGACACGCACTTCGGTCACACCGGCGTGTGTAAGTTCATGCGTAGTGATGGCGTGACAAAGTTACGACCTTTCACTGATCCTGATGAGATGGATGAAGAAATGGTTAAGCGTTGGAACGAACGTGTCAAGCCCAACGACAAAGTTTATCACTTAGGTGATGTTGTTATCAATCGTAAAGCATTAAAGGTCATGAGCCGCTTAAATGGTGACAAGGTCTTGATTCGTGGTAACCACGATATATTCCGTGATGATGAATATAGATTATACTTCCGTGAATTACGTGCTTATCATGTAATGAACGGAATGATATTAAGTCATATTCCAATTCACAGTGAATCGTTAGGTCGCTTCGGTGTCAACATTCACGGACACTTACACGATAATCGTGTAAGGTTAAATGATGAAATAGATCCACGTTATCATTGTGTTTGTGTAGAACATACTGATTTTGCGCCCATTTTGTTTGAAGACGTATTAAAGCGAATCAAAGAAGAAGGCGGTGTAATTGGGTTCAGAAACGGGAACGGCCCTGCTATGTAGGGCTGTATCCAATTCACTTGATTGTCCCTCCGAAAAGTTATATAATCTTACTGTCGATTGTAAGACAGGATTTGAATTGTACGGGACGTTAGCTCAGTTGGTAGAGCAGTAGACTTTTAATCTATTGGTCACTGGTTCGAATCCAGTACGTCCTACCAGATTTTAAATCTGCCCGTGGCACAGTTGGATAGCGCAACGGCCTTCTAAGCCGTCGGTCGGGGGTTCGAATCCCTCCGGGCAGGCCAGAATTGAGGATAAATGAGAGTTAAAATTTATAATAACAACATAGTTCATTTAATCTTTCCTAATCAGAAAGAATTGACTATGACCATGTGTAGACTGCAAGAGTTCTATGAAAGTGATAATGTGAAACTTAGAAGTAGGATATTCACGTTTGAACAGTTCATAGATCAGTATACACATAAGGATGGTTGTTTCGATTATTTTAGTTTCTGGGGAGGTTTCAACATTCCTGGACACGTCGTAGAAGATTTTTTTGATGTGTTTGAATTAACTAATCGTGAATTGGAAGTACGTAAAGCGACTAAAAAGTACAGTCGCAAGCCTTATTATTTGATAGGTACATTGATCAAAGACGTAGAGACGACCAAGCACGAATTATTACATGCATATTACTATCTTGATACTGTATATAAACAACAGGTCGATGTAATAGTAAAGTTTATGAACAAGGATTTGAAGAAAAGTATGACATTAGCATTGAAGAATATGGGATATGCGAATCATGTGATCATAGACGAAATAAATGCATACATGGCTTCAAGCACACATAAGTACTTAAAGAATGATTTGGATTTAGATTTAACTAAAGCAGATATGAAACCTTTCGTTGATTTATCCAAAACAGTATTGCGGGGTTCGTATAGTGGTAATACCTTAGCCTTCCAAGCTAAAGCGAGGAGTTCGATTCTCCTACCCCGCTCCAATATAAAAGGTGAATAGTATGATGGATAGTAAACAGATGGCCTTAAAGTATCTCATGAATTCATGTGATGATATGGCCGCAGCCTGTGATAAGAATATCGATTCCTTAGATAGTAAGAAAACAATAAAAGATTTAGAAAAAAATTTCGGAAATCTTTTTGCCTCTATCAAGGAAGTTGTTGAAGAATTTAAATTGAATGAAGAAAGAGTTTTTGCTGAAACAGAAAAAGCAATTACGAAAAGAAAAAAAGAAATTTGAACATTTGCCCCGGTGACGGAATTGGTATACGTGTTGGTCTTAGAAGCCAAATTTTAGGAGTTCGAGTCTCCTCTGGGGCACCATAATTATTAGGGATTTGACATGATTATAACTAGAGACCTCATTAATAAAAATATAGTCTACCAAGATTATAAGAATCAGGTCCGCGTTGATTACACATATAATGACTTAGACAGATTGATCAACGCCTATAAAAATCTATTAATCTCTAAAAGCGCAAAAAAAGGAAGAAGTGTAGTTATAGGCAATCAAGCCAGCATGACTCAGATAGCCATGGTTTTCGCCTGTGCGGAATTAGGTTTGAATATAATCATTGTAGCAACACCCTTTCCACCAAACAAATCTGCGAAAGATTATGTACCAGGAGTAATCAATTCAAAATTGCGTCAGATGATGCCCATTGATTATTTCTTAGTAAATGATAGAAATCAAACAGATAAATTTCAAGTGTTCAATGATATCTGTAGGATCACTATAGTTGTCGAAGAAGAAAATCTAGACTATACCCCCAATGATACGGTATGGGCTGATGAAGACACGGTGCTTATCAAATGTACATCTAGCGGAACCACAGATACACCAAAAGTAATATTACACACTCATGGATTCATGAGCGAACTAGTGCTAAGAAATAGCACACAATTTTACGGAGTTATGGGCATGATGAATAATCTTGCGCACGGAAGTAGTCCAGCGGTTTATTTCTTGCCTGGATTGATGTGCAAAGATGTTACAAAATACATCAATATGCCCATAAATACTATGAAGTTTGCGATGTTTCTTAAGGAAGCAAACATAGATTTAGATCATCTATTAGTACCATATACTGCATTGATTGATGACTTTTTAATAGATAGTGACTGCGCTATTCCTAGTTGCGTAATACATACATTAGGTATGATAAGGAATCAATGGGTCACTGCAATGAAGCAGGGAAAGATAAAAGACATAGTAAGTATTTTCGGAACTAACGAAACTTCGGGTCCGTTCATGCTCAACAAGGCTAGCGATGTTGATTTCACAGAGGACACATATTTTGTTGTCGATGATTTTTATAAAGTAGAGTTAAATTCTAATAATGAGTTAGAAGTCACTATGCCGATCTATAACACCGTTTTAAAAACTAATGATAGATTTTTAAAGCGAGACAACAAATTTGTACATCTAGGACGAAGCAATTTATATAGAATAAACGATCTAGAGATTGATGTGAGCAAATACCAACTTGAGATCGATAAATTGATGAAAGCAGAATTAGTAATAGACAGCAAAAAAGATAGCATCTATCTTGCTGTTTGGGAAAACGTAGATGATAAAAATATCAACTACGTCAATGACTTAATGAGAAAAGATAGCGAAGGGTTACACTTCATAAGCAAACATGCTATGTTGAATTATTCAGACTACCTCAACGGGGTAAAGGTCGATAAAGAAATGCTTAGAGAGTTTTTTAGGAACCAGTAACCAAACCAACTATACATTCTCATTATGTTAATATATAATGTAATCATATAATGGAGAATGTATCATGAAAACGGTTACTTTTGAAAATATCTATAATAAAGAAAAATTTGAAAGTTCGGGTAAACGAGATACCAAAATTATCGATGGAATCGAATACTGGAAAGTATTTAAGCAAGGCACCAAGCGTGAAGTATTAGTACGCAAGGACTTTTTGAAAAAGGTTAAATAAGAAAGACAGAGGAGATTATGGCAGTTCTAGCACTTGATATCACAGGAACTCCCCGTCAGTGGATCAGCACTGATGACGCTATCACCTACCATGCAAAGAAAGCAGTGGCTTGGACACTAGGTAATATCGTAGCAAAATATCGCGGCGGAGTACAAAATGACGGTACAGAGAGTTATATTGAAACACCGAGCATTATCGCTATCAAGGGCCATGGTTTTAATCCCGCAAAGTATGGGCGAGTTGCATTGACTAACAAAACATTGTTCGGTCGTGATCGTCATGTATGTGCATATTGCGGTGGGCATTTCACTAGCCCTGGTAGTTTGAGTCGTGATCACATTCTTCCTAAATCTCGGGGAGGTGTCGATGACTGGATGAATGTGGTCACTTCATGCAAGAAGTGCAATACACACAAGGGTAGCAAAACATTAAAAGAAGCAAAACTTGAATTGTTGTACGTGCCATATGCACCGAATCATTTCGAGAATTTGATCTTACAGAATAGAAATATCCTTGCTGATCAAATGGAATATTTGCTATCAGGTGTTCCAAAACATAGCAGAGTTATTTTACATTCATAGTATACTGTCTTAAATAAGTTTATTGCTGGCTTAGCTCAGTTGGTAGAGCAACGCACTTGTAATGCGTAGGTCGTCAGTTCGAATCCGACAGTCAGCACCATCTTTACGAATGACAATCATTCAATTTTGTACAGCCTTTGTACTGTACAGAAACTATACTTTTAGGACCTGCAGTATAAATAGACTTGCGCTAGAGAGCGCCATACCTATCAGGAGTTTGGTTATGAAGAAGTTAGCGATTGGTCTATTAGCATTAGTTTCTGTCACAGCAATAGCACAGGACCGTGTTTCAAAGTTTGATAGAGACGAAGACGGTAAAGTAGATATAGTAGAATTAAGAAAGTCATGCGATGTATCACATGCATTGTTCGAAAAAGCAGACAAGAGCGGTGACGGTGCATTGAGTAATTCTGAGATGAGAACAGCCAGGGCTTATCTCTTCACTAAGTGCGATAAAGAAAAAGTTGATTAATAAATAATCATTTTCTGAAAATTGCGGGGCAGTAGAAATATTGCCCCTTTTTCTTTTATGGTTCTATATTGATCTAAGTAATATTATGTATAGATACGAAGACATTAGAACCTTGCATATTGAGATGACTGAGCGTTGCAATGCATCATGCCCGCAATGCGGAAGAAACATCAACGGTGGCGAACAGAATCAATATATTAAAAACCGCGAACTTAAACTACAAGATTTACAACAGTTTGTTCCTGCTGAACTATGTAAGCAACTGACTCATATCTATATGTGCGGAAACTATGGAGATCCTATAGTTGCCCACGATACTTTAGAAGTTTTTAGATATTTCCGCGAACAGAACAAACACTTATCACTTAGCATGAACACTAACGGATCTGCTAGGACAATCGAATGGTGGCAAGAGTTAGCCAAGATATATGATGGTAAAGGTTATGTGATTTTCAGCATAGACGGGTTAGAAGATACTAATCAGATATACAGACAAAATACCTCTTGGTCTAAGATCATAGAGAACGTTAGAGCATTTATTGATGCAGGTGGTAGAGCGCGTTGGGAATATATAGTATTTGCTCACAACGAACATCAAGTAGATGAAGCAAAAAAATTGTCTGAAGAATTGGGTTTCGAAGAGTTCGTCACTAAGAAATCTGCTAGATTCATGTCATTAAGCGGAGACATAAAAGAAAATACTATAGTCAAAGATAAAAAGGGAAATACTATAAGCATAGCGCCTCCCAAGAACGCCGAGTACAGAAATGAAGGATTAAAAAAGATCAATGCGTTGGTTCAAAATATCTCAGTCACATTGCCTACAACATACTCTGAGATCAGTAACAAACTCAATCCAGAGATATTTGTTCAATCAGACTTACAAAAGATATATGACGAGACAACTATTGATTGCAAAGTTAAAAAAGATAAAAGTGTTTATATATCGGCTGAAGGAATAGTTCAGCCTTGTTGTTGGGTAGCGAGCCAGATGTATCCCTGGTACCATAGTCCCCGAGGATCTCAGATTTGGAAACTAATCAATAAGTTAGGATTGGATAAGATAAACCTATATACGCATAGTTTAAAAGATATATTTAATTCAGGTTACTTTGATTTAGTAGTAGAGAGTTGGGACAAACCTAGTTGCAGAGAAGGTAAGTTGGCTATATGCAGTAAAGTTTGTGGGACTAATTTGGAAACATTTAGTAAGCAATACTCTTGACAATCATAAGTACATTAGTTATAATAAGGATAATTCGGAGTGTGGCGCAGTCTGGTAGCGCATCTGGTTTGGGACCAGAGGGTCCAAGGTTCGAATCCTTGTACTCCGACCATGATCTTTAAAAACTTGTGCGGGATTAACTCAGTGGTAGAGTAGCGCCTTTACACGGCGAATGTCGGGAGTTCGACCCTCTCATCCCGCACCAATCTTCTTGACATTACTAACTTTCTTTAGTAAACTAATCATTATGAAATATGCCTCGGTGGTGAAATTGGTAGACACAACAGACTTAAAATCTGTCGGCTGAAAGGCTGTGCCGGTTCGATTCCGGCCCGAGGCACCAAATTGCCCCTATAGCTCAATTGGTTAGAGCGCACGACTCATAATCGTTAGGTTCCAGGTTCAAGTCCTGGTGGGGGCACCAATTTTAGTAGTAGCCGTATTGTATAGTTGGTTACTTACTTTCTTGACTCTGTTTTATTTTTTGTGTATAATATATTTTTAAAGGAACAAATCATGACATGTGCAGGTTACGACAGCAGAACAATCAAATTACCTAAAGCAGTTAAACGCAGTGCGTCAACTATTCTTAATACGCATAAGCGTGGGGAATTTATCCGTAGTTACGTGCAGGTATTAATCTCAGAAAATCACCAGATTAAAAATCGAAATTTCAAAGGAAAAAATAAATACCCTTCATGAAGGCTTAGTCTAATATAATGGCCCTTAAGGGCCATTGTCATAGTATTGTAACATTTTTACTTACTACATAAGGTAAATAGTTCATAATAAGATTATGAAAACTTACAAGACTATTTTTATATCCGATATACATTTAGGAAGTCGCGGGTGCAAGGCCGATTTATTGTGCGATTTTCTTAAAAATAACACTAGCGAAAATCTGTTTTTAGTCGGGGACATCATAGATGGATGGCGTCTTAAAAAGAAGTTTTATTGGCCGCAATCACACACCAATGTCATACGTAGAATTCTAACTGCCGCTAAACGTGACACGAAAGTAACTTATATTATAGGCAACCATG